CGTACAAGCTGGGAATTGTACCGCATGACTGGAAGCATGAAACAGCTGGACTTTGGGCAGACAGCGAACTTGAAGAAAGCGTGCCTATCCGGGGTTCGAGTTTCGACTACACTTCCAACGGTGGCGCTAGTGCGCTGAACTTGAACCACGCCCGTTCTCACGTCCACTACAATGTGTCCTTGCGTTCCGCTTTGTTCTTGGAAGACTGGGAACTGGTAACTGAATTACTGAAAGCGGGTGCGACAGCGCACGCATAAAGAACAGACATTCTGATATTTGACCCATGAAAAAGGGCAAGCAAAAAGCCTTTGAAGATGTGCCGGAAACACAAAATCAAAGGCTTTTCAAAAGTCAATATGTAATAATTCAATACACGTTTATTATACCATATTGGCGGCTACAAGTCAAACATTTTAGAGGGCGAAAGCCTTTGAAAATAGCGGGTTTCAAACCTGTTAAACGGGCTTGTATGGGGTATTAACATTCCTACGAAATATATAAATATATATACGCTGTATGGATAATGAACAGGAGGGATAAGAGGGAGAAGAAGAACCCCACCCCACTTCTGGTATACCCTTATACGCTTAAAACGGTATAGGACAGAAAAGGAAGTGCAGTGGTGTTCATAAGGGAGAAGAAGATAGACTGCGCAGAGTATAGAGAAGTGGATATAATACCACGAACAGAAGCAGCAGAGCAGGCAAGCAGAGGAAAGAGGGGTAAGAAAAGAAAGGTTAATGCCCCAAAGCAAAAGGACTTGAACGACAAGAACGCTAAACGCTATCTGGTACAGTTGGGAAATGGCAACTTCCACATAGGGGACCTGCATACAAGTTGCACATATAGCGCAGAGAACCTGCCGGGAACGGTAGAGGAAGCAGAAAACATTGTGACAAACTACCTGCGGAGAATAGCATACCGCAGAAAGAAGATGGGGTTAGAACCCCTTAAATACATACTGGTAACAGAATACAAGTACAGCAAGGATGGTCAGTGTCTTAAAAGAATACATCACCATATCATTATGAACGGTGGTTTAGACCGTGACGACGTGGAATTGATGTGGACGAAAGACCGTATCAACTGGAAGAAGACAGACGACCCAGAGTATAGAGCCAGTATAAAGCAGCTGGGCTGGGTTAATGCAGACCGCCTGCAAATGAATGAGAACGGCATAGAGGGGCTTTGCAAGTATATTGTGAAAGACCCGCAGGGAAAGAAACGCTATTCAAGCAGCAGGAACCTTGACCGCCCGGAAACAACCAGAGAGGACGGAGGGGAAAAGCAGCAGCGTGACCAGAACCACTGGAAGTATAGCCGCAATCTGTCAGACCCAACGGAAAAGTGCAATGATTTCAAGTACAGCAAACGCAAGGTAGAGCAGCTGGCGAAGTCACCAGACGGCGGGCTGGAAGAATTTAAAAAGATTTACAGTGATTATGACATTGTTTCATGCGAACCCGTGTTTTATGAACAAACCGGGTGGCATATTTACTTGAAAATGTGGAAAAAGAAGCCCAAAAAGGGCAGAAAGGAGGATAAAAAGTGCAGTTAGGTGAATTGATAGAGAAAATGACGACCAGTGACCGTCTGGTTATCATCAACGCTGCCGGGCAGGTGATATACCGTGGCTATGCGGCAAACTTTGCACACGGGACAATAAACCCATTGCGCCGGGTGAAACGCTTTGGGCTGGGTATGGAAACGTACAAGCGCACAGAAAAGATGTGGGACTGGGCAAACATACGGGAACTGCCGGAGCAGATACCAGTTGAACAGCTAGGACAATATGACATAGGGCAGCTGCAACAGCTGTTATTTATCCGGGTGATTTTGGAGGAATAAGGCATGGAGAACGAAAAGAAAGCATGGCAGACGCCAGAATTGCAGGAAATGGCAGTTGTTGTCCTATCACTGCACCAGAAATGGTGGCAGAAAATGGCAGCAGGTGAAAAGGTTCTGGAACTGCGGAAGTCAAAGCCGCAATGCAAAGCGCCGTTCCGGGTGCTGGTGTATGTCACAGGCGGCGTGGGCGTAGTCGGTGAATTTGTCTGCCCGGAAGTTCTGGAAATCAAGAACTTTGAAGAAGCAGAAAAGAAAAGCCGGGTGCCAGCACATGACATTCGCAATTATGCGGCAGGCAGTAGAAACAAGGTGTATGGCTGGGAGATAACAGCCGTCAAGGAATATCCACAGGCAGTGGCGCTGGAAGAACTGGGAATGAAGCGTGCGCCGCAGTCGTGGCAGTATGTGAGGTAGAGAACATGGACCAGATACAACGGGAAAAGATAGCTGCAAAGCTAAAGAAAATTAAAGCATTGGCAGAACGTGGAGTAGGCGGCGAGAAAGAAACCGCAATGCGTATGTATGAGGACTTAAAAGCCAGATACGAACTGGAAGACGAAGAAATCATGCTGGACGCAGTAACGCTTCACTGGTTCGGATATGCAACGGAACTGGAAGAAGAACTGCTGACCCAGATTTTCTACAAGGTCACGGGCGGCACGACATATCACATTTACACGGGCAAATACAGCCGCAGGAAGAAGCGTGGCTGCGATTGCACAGAGATTGAAGCAGCGGAAATCACATTGCTTTTCAATTTCTACAAAGCGGAATTGAAGCGGGAACTGGAAGCGTTCATGGTAGCTTTCAGAAGCGGCAACAACCTTTACCCGGACAAGACCGCCCGTTGCTACAAAGAGAACAACGGACCTGCGCCGGAGAGAACCGACGAAGAAAAGCGAATGTTGAAAAAGGCTGCGTGGTATTCACAGGTGCTTGACAAGAGAAGACCGCCACGGGCACTGATTGGAGAACCGGAGGTGGAAGAAGATTGAGTGAAGACAGAAAGAAAATCATTGCAAAGCTGATAAAGATAAAAGCCCTTGCGGAACGTGGCGTGGGCGGGGAACAGGCAACAGCGCAGCTGATGTATGACACCTTAAAGAAGCGTTACGGCATAACAGACGAAGAAGTGAGCCGGGCAGCAGGCGGCACGGTGGATATAACAGAAATTGACTTGAAACAGTGTTGGGGGCTTGCGTTTGCACTGGGTGTGATAGCAAACAACCTGCAAGACGAAATGGAGTTATGCACAATTTGTCCACATACTCACACAGAGGATTGCGCAGGGTGCGGCACGCACGAGAACATAAAGGATTTGCAGATACAGTATGAAACCATGAAGCAGAAACTTGAAGAAGTGGCAATGGAGGTATAGGGCATGGCAAGAACAAAAATACTGGTGCCGCCAGAAAAGCAGTGCGGGTATACTTCCGTTATCGTTTCATACAGCACAGGGATTGACAGCACGGGCGCTATTTACTGGGCAACACAGAATTTTGCGCCAGAAAAAATATTCCTGCTGTACTGCGACACTGGCGCAGAGTACAGCGTGAATGAAGCATTGTTTTTCAATACTGCAAAGGTTCTGGGACTAAAACCAATATTGCTGAAAGCGCCGAAAGACTTTCTGTATCTGCTTTTGAATGAGCGGTTGAAGTTCCCGGACAGCAAGAACCGCTGGTGTACGGCGTATCTGAAAACGGCGGTGACTGACCACTGGATAAGGACACACCGGGACATACTGGGTGAAAAGTGTTTGTTCATATCCGGGGAACGCCGGGACGAAAGCAGAGGGCGTGCAAAGCTACCAGAATGTGAGTATCACAGCACGA